ACAGGGTTCCAAAGATTAACATTCGAGTATCTACCGGATTAGAGGTTGATATAAAAGAGTGGAACAAATCTTTAACGGGAGCCAAAGCTCTAACAGCTTTCAGAACAGGCAAAGGAAAAGAGCTTTACCTTAAACTAGATGCTATTTCATCAACGATTGACGCACTAATAAAAAATGGTGTAGCCATAACTTCCGACATGGCTAAAGAACGCATACATGAGATAGTATACGCCGAGCAAATAGCAGCCGAAAAAGAACGAGCAGAAGCCGAAGCTAAAGCTTTGGAAGAAGAACAGGCTACCAACTTCAACGACTTCATAGCACAATTCATTCACGAATGCGAAACAGGAAAACGGAAAAAGAAAGGAGGAACCACAAATATATCTCCCGGAACAATCAAAAGCTACAAAGGCTTTCAATCCCAGTTTAAAGCGTATCAAGAAACAAGGCTAAAGGTTATTGACTTTGAGGACTTGACAATAGAGTTTTATAATGACTTTCGATCATTCCTCACAGATAAGGAATATTCCCCTAATACTATTGCCCGGATGGTGAAGATATGCAAAACAATCTGTTATGCAGCCGAACAGCTTAAACTAATGGATGCGGCAAATGTCCGGTTTGGTTTTGATGTGATCTATAAAGATGTTGATAATGTCTATTTGACTGAAGAACGAATACAGGAACTTTATGAGTACGATTTATCCAATCGTCCGGCATGGGAAAAGATAAAAGATGTGTTTGTAGTCGGCTGTCTGACCGGGCAACGAGTAAGTGATTATAAGCGCATCAATTCAAAAATGATAGTTACCCTTACCGATGGCAATAAGTACATCAAACTTAAACAGGAAAAGACCGGAAATATCGTTTATATTCCTCTTGATTATCGGGTTGCAGCTATCCTTGACAAATATAACGGTACACTTCCCAAAGTCTACGACCAAAAGATAAACGACCATATCAAAGAGATTGGAGAGGCTTTAGGATGGACGGAAATAGTAGAGTTGGACGAACAACGGGGAGCAATGGAGTATACAGCAAAGAAACGTTTCTGCGACCTTCTTAAAACTCATACCTGCCGAAGAAGCTTAGCAACCAATATGTATAAAGCCGGGGCTTCATTAAGTTCTATTATGGCTATCACTGGACACAACAGCGAGCAGCAACTAAAGACGTACCTTAAACTGGATGAATCGGAAAAGAGCATGCTAGCAGCTAAAGAGAATTATTTCACGAAATTACGAATAGCAAAATAATCAATCATGGAAAATTGGAAAGAACAATACAATCAGCTAGAATGTGAGTGGAAGAAATATTATAAGGATGATTTTGCAGAAGTTTATAAATACTTATTAGAAGATAATATATCAATTGACGAAGCAATAATCAAGATAGGAGCTAATTATAATGCAGAAGATATATCAAACCTCAAGAGATGCGATGAGATATTGGCTCAAGGCACCAAATTAGTAATGGATAATTCAGAAGAGCTAATTAATGAAGGAAACGCAATTATGTACGATCTGATCTTAGCATTATCTAATGAAAAAATTAAAAAGACATTATTTTTTGAAAATCTAAAAAAAGAAGATGAAAGTTTTGATGATCTGTTTATGTCGAATAACTATAAATGCGAATATGGACTTTACACATATTACAGAAAGCTAAAAGAGCATAAGCTAGACGTTTTTTTAGGAACAGAAGATTTTAAGAACATAATAGAGACATTAAATAAAGTCTGTATATTTATAAAAGAGAATAATCAACATCCTATTAAAATTCAAAACCAACTCATTGAACTAATAACATTATATATTGGAATGAGGCTTGAATATCATTTAATTATAGTATTACAAGGTTTAATAGAATGGACAGAAAAAATATATGAAAATAATAATGAGCCCGAAAAAGAAAACGCATTTGAGTTACATACCTGGATTTTAAAACAAGCAACCCGGTTGTACTATAGTTATTATCTTTCCTGCAGTAATCAAATTGAGAATGATTTTGATGTTTTCTTCTTTTCTACAATGATCGGGAGATATATTAAAGAACATAGTGATGAATATTCAATAGAAGCAATAGAAAACATCATTGATGATAACAACATTCCTAAAATCGACAAAACATTAATAAGAAAAATCTATAACAAATGCAACAATAATCAATGGAATAGTATCCCTATAGATGATTTTATCAGATTACTTAATTGTGACAATTCAAGAACTCTATCTATTAAAAAAGATGAGTTTAATAGGACAAAAGTTGTATTTAAGAATATAGCCAACAGCATAAAAGATAAAGGAAGTCGCAAAAAATGGATCGAATTTATTAAAAAAGAAGTCTTCAATAATGTAGATTTTATGAAAGCTACATTGAGAACCGATACAAGCTGCGAAGGATATAGCCAAATCGATATAAATTTTAGCAGTTTTATAGCCGATTTAGGAGTTTCCCCCAATAAATAAAAAACGCCCCAATAAACTCCCCAATAAATATTTCAGAAGCGCATTGATAATCAACATTTTATCAATGCGTTTTTTCTTATATTCCCCAATAAATCCCAATTTCTCCCCAATGTATCTTCGCAGTTGAAGATTAGGACGTGCACACCCTGCCTTCATAACAATTAAAAAGTATAAGTTATGAAAGAATTAAATGCAACCCAGCAAGCTATAATTATGAGTTTCTTTGATCCATTTGTAGATGTGATTGTAGATAGAGTTTCAGAAAGAATATTGTCTGTAACTGCTAAGAAAGAACCAAAGTTCTACACTCGAAAAGAAGCCGCTGAAATCCTTCATGTCACCTTACCAACATTGGCGAGAATAACAAAAGACGGACTTCTTATCTCCAAGCGTGTAGGTAGTAGAATCCTGTATGAAGCGGATGCTATTGATGAGGCAGTAAAAAAGCAGGTCGTATTCAAATATCGGAGGGCGTGACTATGAAAGAAAAGAAAAAGGCAGCCTCCACGACCGCCAATCTCCAACATAGATCCGGAAACAAAGATAGCAAATCATCTCGAATAATTCAACAGGTACGATCTATTTTCTTATCTGGTCGGAAAGTAACAGCAAAAGAAATCAACGCTGAAACAAATTCGAATGATGCCAGACGTGTAATCTCCACCCTCCGTAATGATGAAGGTTGGGACATTAAAGACGTTCGTCTGGACGATAGAAGAAAACTATACTGGTTAGAGCCAGATAAACGGCAAATGTCTATTGATTGGGAGGTTAATGGCAATGAGTGAAGCAATAAAACAGATTGTTAGCGAATTTGAAAAGCCTGTGATTGAGATTCCATCCGATATAATGGATGCTATTCAATGTAGCCGCCTGGACTTATCACAAAATATACCCGATCCGCAAATGCTCGTATCAAAAGGAAACCTACCTGTATGTACCCGGGGAAATTTTTCTTTCGTTATTGGTTTACCCGGTGCAAGAAAGAGTTTTCTATGTTCTGGTATTGCCGGGGCGTTCCTGAATGAAAACGGGTGTATGGGATTAGACAACCCGAACGGATCTGGAAAGTTACTTTGGATTGATACGGAGCAAGCACCGGGGCACGTGGCGAAGATCGGCCGGAGACTACACCGCATTGCAGGGCTTCCAACTAACATCAATTCAGATAATATCATTATTCACATGTTGAGAGAGTATCAGCCGCCAATAAGACATAAAATTTTTTATGCGTGCATGAATCTATATCATCCTGATTTTGTCGTTCTTGATGGAGTTAGTGATCTAATAGCCGATCCCAACAGTTCGGAGCAATCAACGTCTGTAATTAATGATTTGATGGCTTTTACAAAAGAATATGATTGCCACGTTCTGACAGTCATTCACGCCAATGTAGGAAGTGAAAAAGCCCGGGGACATCTTGGATCGGAAGCTTTGCGGAAGTGCGAAACAGCAATTTTTGCGGAGGCTAAAGGAGATGTAACGTTATGCAAATGGGCTAAAACTAGAGATATGCGACCGATGGACTTTGCATTTATGGTTTTGGAAGGGCTTCCCGTTGAGGCTGAATACATACCCATTGAAGCAAAAACGGATAAACTACAACAGACACTATCAAGTATCATGCCTCAATATCCGGCAACTATAACCTATTCGGATTTAAGACAGAAACTAATGTTACATCTTGGGGTGAAAGAAAGCGCTTCCGAAAAGAATATAAAGAAAGCGGTAGAGAATGGATATATTATCAAAAATCAGGTAGGCTGTTATTACCTGCCAAAGATTGAAAAAGCTAATGATACACTACCATTTTAATAACCGTTACCGTACCGTACTTTTCTACCGTACTCATCACCCCTTCTATAGAAGGGGGTGAATACGGTTAATACGGTGTACGGCAAAAATACGGTAAAAATACGGTTATTAATACGGTGCTATAAAATTTAAAGATTTTGATTTATGAGTGAACATACATATCACCTACAAAAATACGCAGGAACGAGTACCCGCCACACCTGCCCGCAATGCGGACATAAAGGAGAATTTACTTATTATGTTGATGAAAGGAATGTTCCTATTGATGAATCGTGCGGACGTTGCAACCGGGAACGTTGCGGCTATCATCTGACACCTTCGGAATATTTCAAGGCACACCCGGCCGATAAACGAAATGAGTTTACCACATGGAAACAGCCGGAACCACCTAAAGCAATTCCCATATCTTATCTACCTTCTTCGTTGTTGGCAACAGATACACACCGAGACAGAAACAATCTATTCCGGTTTATGTCTAAAGAGTTCGGAGATGTTGAGGCAAACCGGGTGTTTGATCTCTACCATGTCGGGACATCTCGCCACTGGAGAAACAATGACGGATTATCTACCACCTTTCCACAGATTAACGAAAAAGGCAAATTATGCCAACTAAAGGTTATGGCTTATAATCCCAATACGGGAAAACGGATGAAAAAACAAGACCGGGCGGAGATGTGGAGCGATAAGGCGCAAAAGTATATTCCAGATACTCGACCGATGGATAAGATTTGGTTTGCCGGGAAAACGCTTCTCAAAAACTATGAGGCTAATCTTCAGCAAACATTCTTCGGTTGCCATTTAATAAAAACCTCATCCCGGATAGGAATTGTTGAAAGTGAGAAATCAGCCCTTATATGCTCTATTTTGATGCCCGAAATCACTTGGATAGCATCAGGAGGCTGTAACGGATGCAAATGGACGGAAACAGCCGTTTTCAAGCCGTTATCAGGCAAAAGAGTAGTTTTATATCCTGATAGTGGAATGTTGGCAAAATGGGAAGAAAAAGCCGAAATATTGCACAGCGCCGGAATAGATGTAACAGTTAGCCGGATATGTGAAGGACTACCGAATAACTGGGACGTGGCGGACGTTCTTCTTCGGGAACGACATACACAGAAAGGTATGAATATTGGTGAAATAATGGCTTATGCCAAAGAAATAGGAGTTTCCCGGCAAATAACATATAACGTTTGAGTATGGAAATAGAAATAATATACGGGCAAGTGATAGCGAAAGCAAATAACTATCAAGCCGTACCGGGCAAAGACGGTCAGAAACGGATCATCAAAAACGACCGGATCAGGGAGTATGAGAAATCCTTCTGCCTACAATGCAAGAAGTATCGAGGAAAGCGCATTTCCGGTCGTTTCAAGCTATTTATTCGTGTATGGCATGGGAATATTCGCTTCGATCTGGATAATGCCTTAAAAACGATCCTTGATTGCTTGCAAATGGTGGAGGCTATTACAAATGACAGCCTTTGTTTTGAGATTCATGCGGAGAAACGGATAGACCGACGGAATCCGAGAGTAGAGTTTGGTATGGAAGAGATAAACGAGCAAAAAAATATATTCAGCCAAAATAAAGCGAGCGAAAATCACTTTCATCTGTCAGATGAGCAAGAGTACCCAAAAGAGTAAATTATCATTTTCGCTCACCTTAAAATGAGCGAGAGCAACATTTAAAAGTTATGGAAGCAATTAAAGAATTAAAGAAAGAGTTTATTAAGAACAAAGAGCGATTTATCCAAATCGGATATAATCCCCAAACTGAAGTTTACTTATACAAGCGTATATTTCCAGGAGGAGCAATCGTTTATGAAGTGTTCAAACGCAAGATAAATAAACGGTTTAACTGTGTTAGCTATCCCGGTAACAACGCCTTTGGTTATTGGGCTTTGACATTCCCCAAATATGAGCAAGCGAGATATTATTTAGATAATGGGTTTATAAAACCCTCGTAAGTTTATTTTTAAAAGAATCATTTAAACAAATGCCCATTAAACGAGGAAAAGTATTATCAGATAGGTGTTTGTCTAATCGTTGCAAAAGAATTAGAGAACAAATATTTTATTAACCAATTTAATTTTTTAGGTCATGAAACAAGAAACATTTTTCGGAGTAAGAAAAGATAGTGAAAAACATCTTTATGTGAGAAGATGTGACAACAACGAAGTCCTTATCACTAAAACAGTAAACGGGGAATCCATAACAGAAGAGAACACCGTACACCTAAATGCGGAAGAAGCCCGTAAACTGGGGATTCAGTTGCTAAAATTAGGTAGTGAAGAACTGCCAAAATCTGGAATAGATCTTAAAACGGAATCTTTCGTAGACAAAATCACGGTATACAGAGGAATAAACCCGGACGAAACACCGGCCAATCTCGCAGTTATCACCATTGATGAAAGTGATGAAGCCAGACAAGTAAGGGAAGATAGCGGAGAGGAGCCCGGCTTTTCCATTGAAGGCGAAGAACTGGAAAAACTCATTTCCGCACTGGCAAAGATTGTATAACCGATACCGGGTAGGTCTGCTTCGGATGGTCTACCCGGTATAAATAAAAAATATGCTATGACAAGAGACGAATTATATATCAATAACACAAAAGCCGATCTTAACAAGACGGATATTACTTTGAGCTATAAGAGTAACCTGCTAACCGATATTAGTAAAATTATAAGTAATAGGAGTTATACGATCAGGTTGCCTAAAACAGCAAAGAATCTGGCTTTGATTGAGTGTTCACATCTTCCCAGCTCAATAAGCCGTTATCCTTACCTAAAGCATAAAGGAACATTATTGCGAAATGGTGTTGAGATGATTAAAAATGCCAATGTAGTACTACTAGAAACTGGCGAAACAATAGAGGTTGCTCTTACATGGGGAAACGTCACAAACTTTGCTGGCGTGGTAAACGATGGCAAGAAGCTAACGGATATTACACACGGGACGGTAGAAGGTGTGGACTGGGTAATATGGAGTAATAAAGGAAGCAATTCAGCACAATTTCCACTTATCGACTACGGGTTTAACTCCGATGATCCGAACGTGTGGTATCATCCTGTAGTGACTGTGAAATGGATTTTAGACAAGATTCAGGAGCAAAGCGGAGTGACATTTAATTTCCCGTCTGACAAGCTTACTGTTATAAATAAAATGATTATTCCTCTTTTGACAAGGAATGATTCACAAGAGATATATGATGCCTACCCAATGACTTTAAAAGTAACAGGGTATGATTCATCAATAATCAAATTTGAAGCTGTAGGAGATAGTACCCAACAGTATGTTAGCACTAATGGGAGCCGGGATATTTACCCGAAATTTGATTCAACATTGAAACTGAAAGGAACAATAGAAGTTTCATACACTTACTCACAGGGGATTGATTATTTAAATACGCCTTTTCAAATCACAGTTTATAGCACACCGACCAAGCAGGAGGAAATAATAAACATATATAAGCCGGCTGCATATATAGAACCGCCATATATTCGGCTAGTTTATAGCTTTGATACTTCTGCTACAGTTTATAAAGATGGATATTTTATAATATCAAGTGGAAACGGAAAACAACCGATAAATAGTGTATCAGGGAGTTTATCAGTAACGATAACAGAAAGAGAAGAGGATGTTTTACTAGGTGAGAAATTTCCCCTAGTTCCCAATCTTCCAGACATCAAGCAAATAGACTTCATTAAAGCCGTTGCCTCAATGGTCGGTCTGTTTGCTTTACCGGATGGCGAAAACGGGATCAAGTTTATTCCCTTCGATAATCTGTCTGCAAACAAATCTAAAGCTGTAGACTGGACGGTTCGTGTGATTATGGCTTATAAGAGCGTGACGCCAAGAAACTTACAGTACACCCTTGATAACATTGCTCAAAACAACTGGTTCCGGTATAAAGAAGATGATAATGTCATGGGAAACTATGACGGAAATATCCAGGTTGATGATGCTACGATTGAGTACGAACGTGATGCCATTACTTTGCCTTTCTCCGCCTGCAGTACAAAAGGAGGCGTTGCTTATATTCCTCTTTATTCTTATAACGAGGAAGGAGAGTTGGAGTATAACAAAACAAATCCCCGGATATTATTGCTTGATGGCACGAAGGGAATATTCAAGGGGCTAGAATGGACTACCTTAATTGCAAATAACTATCAGACGTACAAAGGGCTAATCAATAATGCAAAGGTAGTGACCGAGTATATCCGTCTTAACAGTATCGAATTGCGGGACTTAGAGATGGATATACCGGTTTATTTGGCTCAATATGGTTGTTATCTGGCTATCATAGAGATAACGACCAAAGAAAACGATATATGCGAGTGTAAACTTTTAAAATTGTAATGTCATGGAAGAAAATGTAGAAGAAAAGATTCGGAGTATTACCGAACAGGCCAATCAAACTAGAAAAATGCTTTTAGAAGAGTATTTGGGACATTCTATCTCTATGGAGGAGGCTATAAATATGGAAATACCGGACGAAGCTCTGGATCATCTGGGAGATTTGTAATTTAATGATTTAATATAAAATGATTATGACAGAAAAAGATTTATTAAACAACAGAGAAGCCATGAAATTAGCTTTGGCTTTTGATAAGATGGCCAAAGAGTATAAAACTACTATTCAGAAAATAGTAGCAGAAGGCAAACGAGTTACGGAATTAATCCAAAACAACCGGATGGAGGCTGTATCAACATTATCAATGATCGAGAATCTGATAAATGAACATGAACCGGATTCCGAAAAACGTAAAAAAATGCTTTCACTCCTGGATAATCTGAATATCAAAGGAGATAGCAAAACTTTCCCAGCCCTTGTTATGGCTTTATTTTTTGCAAGTAACGGAGTATTAACCGAAAAATAGAAAAGAGTTATGAAAAATGAAAATACAGTAGAAAAAGTATTAGAGATAAAAGTCCGATATGATGATGCGATCCGGAACATTGCAAAATACCGGGCGGCTATTGACGATTTGAAGAAGGAAGAGGCAGAGTATAAAAAAGCCTTGAAGGACAAGAAAATATCACAAGAGGAGTATAATGCCAAGCTCGTAGAAACAGAAAAAAAGATGATGCACGCTAAAGACGTGGTTCAGACGCTTACTAAAGATGTTAGAAATAATATAAAGATTGAAAAGGAGCAAACAGGTAGTTTAAAGCAACTCCGAGCACAATTATCCAATCTTACATCAGAGTATGACAGCCTTTCGGAAGTAGAAAGAAAAGCAAGCAGAGGGCAGGAACTTAAAATCAAGATCAACGGTATAACAGATTCACTCAAAGAAGCGGAAGGAGAAACTCAACGTTTCTACCGAAGTGTCGGAAGCTACGAAGAAGCCATAAAAAACGCTCTGGGAATGAATAACTCTTTTGCTGATTCCCTGCTACGTATGGCAGACAATGCCAAAAGCGGTTCCGGTCTTTTCTCCAATCTAAAAACGGAAGCTTCCGCCTTCGGAAATACCCTAACTTCCCTTTTAAAGAATAAAGTATTTTTAGGCATCGCAGGGATAGCGGGTGCTGGTGTTGTCTTTAAATGGTGGTATGATTACAATAAAGGTTTGGTTGAAGCTACAAAGTTAACAAGGCAATTCACTGATAAATCAGGGGATGATTTGAAGGCTTATCGAAGTGAAGTGCAAGCTCTGGCAGACTATTACGGGAAAGACTTTAAAGAAGTGCTTATTTCCGCTAATACGGTATCAAAACAATTTGGTATCACTTCCGAGAAGGCTTTGCAAATAATAAAAGACGGATTTATAGCCGGAGCAGATGCGAATGGCGAATTTCTGGATAGCCTGAAAGAATACCCGGCATATTTCAAAGAGGCTGGAATATCTGCCGATCAGTTTGTAGCCATCATCGCAGAGACCAACAAGCAGGGGATATTCTCCGATAAGGGTATAGATACGATTAAAGAAGCAAATATACGGCTCCGAGAAATGACAGATTCCACTGCCGCAGCATTAGAGGGGATCGGGCTAAATTCGAAGAAAATACAAAAGGAGTTACAAAGCGGGTCTATTACTACTTTTGAGGTTATGCAACTTGTTTCTGATAAATTGAATGAGCTTCCGGAAAGTTCCGCTGCTGTTGGTACTGCCATTGCTGATATATTTGGCGGCCCGGGAGAAGATGCAGGTTTGAAGTATATCCGGACACTGAAAGATATTTCTACCAATTTGGATGAAGTGAAAGCTAAGGCCGGAGAGTTAGGACGTGTCGAAGAAGATTTAATTAATTCTCAAACCGAATTAACAAAAGAGATTGCTTTGCTGTTTGATGCTACCGGAGGATCATTTGAGAAAATGACAACTAAGATTAAGCTATTTGTGAACTCCGTTCTTTCAGAACTAATTAAAGAGGTTAGAGGGCTGTTTGATACCGTAGAAACTATATCCAATAGAGAAGAAGCCATTGCAAAACGATTAGGAGAGACTATTGGGACAGACATGGCAAAAAAGAAGTATATTGATATAGAAAAAGCTCGGAAAGAATATATTAAACAGGGAATATCCGACAATGAAGCTTTAGAGAAAGCAAAACAAGATCAACTAAAGATTCTCGAATTATCATTGGCACAAGAGGAAGAATATTTCCAAAAGACTATAGATATAAACGAGAAATACAATAAAGAACTAAAAGATGCTTCAATTATTAGACAAGGACTAGGGTTAGATCGTACTAATAAAGAAATAAATCAGGATATTAGCAAATCTTGGAAAGAGCGAATGAATCAATTATCTGTTGTTGAATCTCTAAGAAAACAAATAAATGATATAACGAATTATGAGCCTACAAGCAAAGCAACGGGGGGTATCACCAGTGCTGCCAATATTGAAGCAAAAAAGAAAGAAATTGCCGAATTGAGGAAAGCAGAAGATGAAGCCTTAAAACTGATAAAAGATAGCCGGAAACGCCAAACGGAAGAGATCGAACTACAGTATTCCCGCCAGATAGAGGATCTTAAAAAGCGTATTAAAACGGAGGAGGATTTGACACCTAAAGCAAAAGAGGCCATCAATAAGCAAATCACTTCATTAGAAGCACAAAAACAGCAGGCACTAAAGAAGCTATCCGATGAAGAATTGCAGAAGGAAATTGCCAACCGCCAGAAGCTTATAGAAATACAACTTGAATCTGTAAAGAAAGGAAGCGAACAGGAATATCAACTGAAGATGCAGCAATTAATTGCGCAACGGGATTTAGACCTTTCTAATACCGAACTTACCGAACAGATGAAATTTGCCATCCGTGAAAAATATAATAAGAAAATTGATGATCTTGTAAAACAACATGATGCGGACTTACTGAAAAAGCAACAGGATGCAATGAAACTTCGCTATGAAACCGAGATTGCAAAAGTGTACAATGATGAAGCGGAAGTTTATCGTATCAGATTAAAGCAAAGAAAGGAGGAATTAGACGCCATCCAACAAATGGAAGGAGAAAGTATAGAAGCTTTCAATCTTCGTAAGCTGGAGCTTAAAAATGCCTATCTCGATGCAGAAAAAGAACTAGCTGATAAAGAAGTAGAAATCGAAACACAGAAATCAGAAGCTATTGGAAATCTTATTGGTGGAATCTCTTCCTTGTTGGAGTTGGCAGGAGAAACTAATGAAGAAATGGCACGTGCCGCAAAACTATTAGCGATTGCAGAAGTTGCCATAGCGCAGGGAGTAGCTATTGCAAATGCTGTTAAAACGGCTACCAGTTCAAGTGCAACATGGATAGATATGCTTGCAGCCATTGGAACTGTTGTTGGTGCTGTTACTGCTATGATGGGAACTGCTATGAAGTCTATTAAATCCGCCAAGTTTGCAACCGGTGGACTAGTTACTGGGCCGGGAACCGGAACGAGTGATAGCATACCGGCACAACTAAGTAACGGAGAATCGGTAATGACAGCAAGAACTACGGAGTTATTCGCTCCGATACTTTCCTCATTTAACCAAATGGGAGGCGGTGTTCCGATAAACATCACCGCATCAAGTAATCAGACCATGGGAGAGGATATGTTAGCAAGAGCTGTAGCAAAAGGAGTCCAGATGATGCCTAATCCGGTGGTATCTGTAACTGAAATAAACACAGTTGGAAAACGAGTTGAAGTACTTGAAAACCTAGAAAGCTTATAATATATTATTAAAAACTATTGAAGATATGGCAAAATTTAATGAAGAAACAATTCAAAAGTGCGTTGACTGGGTATGTGAAAACGGACTTATAGATTATGGCGGTGCAAAGCTTATTGACTTCTGTAATGTAATGGGAATCGGAAAGAGTACCTATTACCGGTGGATGGAAAATGAAACTTTCGGGACTGCTATAAAAAAGGCGAAAGAAGATTTCAAAAACGGGTTAGAACGCAATGTAGTTTCTTCCCTTGCAAGGTCTGCCATCGGGTATGAATACGAACAAGTTTCTTCCGAATACTACATGGAAGGCAAGAAAAAGAAGTTGAAAAAGGAAGTTAGAAAAAATGTCCGTGTTGAGCCTAATGTAGGAGCCGGAATATTCCTTCTCACAAACCTTGCTCCTGACAGATGGAAGAACAAACAGAACACCGAGCATTCCGGAGAAGTTTCTACCGGATTGACCGTTGTAGTCAAGAATCAGGAAGAAGCGGATTTAATCAAACAATTAAAAGAGCATTAGTTATGTCTGCACCTAAAGGAAACCAATTTTGGAAGTTGAGAAACAGGCATGGGAGAAGCAAGCGTTTTGCTTCTCCTGAACAGTTGTGGGAAGCAGCCTGTGAGTATTTTGCCTATTGTGACAGGACTCCATGGAAAGTAATCAAGAATAAAACGAAAGGAGAAATAAAGGAAAAAGAAGAAAGCCCTACACAACGTCCTTACTCTCTGACCGGGTTAATGGCTTATTTAGATGTTAGTAAGTCCTTTTGGAACGATTTTAAAAAAGGTAGTCATGAAGATTTTTCCGTAGTCATTACACGCATAGAGAATGTCATCAGGACACAACAATTAGAAGGTGCTATTGTTGGTGCGTTTAACCCCAATATAGTTTCCCGAATTATAGGTCTTTCTGATAAACAAAAGGTAACTCATACCATCAACAGTAAAGAGTTTAAAGGCTTTGATTTCTTACCTTATATTCCCAAAGCAGATGAAAGTATATGAGGTTTTAGCATCAAGCCGCTTTCTACTCGCTACAATGAACAGAAACGGAGTGAGCGCAGATGATATAATGTATCTTGA